GAGCCCCAGGATTTGCAACGGGATGCGAAACGCCAGCGCGATATTTTCGTTGCTGATCTTGAGGATCTCGGCGGTCGCCGCGTCCTTGCCGCCGACGGCCCACGGCATGACCTTGAGCCCGGCAGTGAGGATCGGCGTCTTGCCTTGGTTCATGCCGCGCGCTTGCTCGTTCCAGCGGTCGCGCAGCGCGGCGACCTGATCCTTGTCGAGCACGAGATCGGTCGAGAGCACGGCCGAGGGCCGCGCCTCGTTCCTGTAAAACGAGGTCTGTTGCTGCGCGATGGAGCTGACGACGCCGACGTCGAAATACGTCGCGACCAGCGGCGACAGGCCGACCAGCGGCACCGGAAACCGCGTGCGCTCGGTGTGCAGCCGGATATGCAGCACGTCGCGCATCGGCACCACGAGTTGTTCGCGCGAGTCGAGCCGCATCGCGATCACGTCGTTGCCGCCGAGCGTGTAAAAGATCTCGCCGTTATAGGCGACGCGCGGATAACTGATATCGGCGTTCATCAAATGCAGCTCGTCGATCTCGAACCGCGAGTTGCGCAGCGCCAGCGCGTAGGCGTTGCCGGTCAAATAGAGCTGCCGCGTGACGTTGAGCAAAAAGTCGGAAATGCTTTGATAATCGTTCGGGCGGCGCAGCACGCGCGAAAGCGCCGAGTTGATGACGCGCTCGCGGCCGCCGTTGTCGTTGAGCCGCCATTGCGAGCCCGGGCACATGGCGACGGTCTGCGCGTAGGCCGAGACGCACGCCTCGACCATTGCCGAGGTCGATCCCGATATCGGCGTGTAGCCGAGCTGCCACCAATTATCGGGAACGCCATCGGGCAGCCAGCCGCCCGTTACGGGCAGGTAGTAGGGGCCCGGGCGATAATCGCCTTCGGCTTTGCCGACGATCCCGCCCGCGACCCTTGTCAGGAATCCGCGTACGCTCACGTTGCCGTTTGCCGCGTGGTGTAGCCGGGTTTGGTCTTGTTCGCCTCGACTTGCTTTGTCGTATGGCCGAGCGCGTCCGGTGCGGGCGTGTTCGGATCCGGCCCGCTGCCGTCGTCCTCATGCTCGGCGACGTGCACGCCCGAGGCCGCGAGATCGTTTTCCTCTTGCGTCGGCGTCGGCTTGATATCGCCCGCCGCCTTGGCCGCCTTGCCGCTGCGGTCCTCGCGCGCCTTGCGCTCGTCGGCGAGTTTCTTTTTCGTCTCGTCAGCGCGTTTCTTTTCCGCCTCGGTCTGCGCCTTGGCGGCATGGTCTGCGGTGGTGTCGGTCATTGGCTTGCCTTTCATGTTTCGGGAAACAACGAGTCCCCATCAAATCGCGTGCATTGATGGGGACTCCGCGATTACCAAGTAACGCCCGCCATCCACGCCACGGTTCCGGCGCGGCGGATCGTCCAGTTGACCGGCAGGATCAGCCGCAACGCCAGCGAGTCGGTCTGGAACATCGACTTGACCGGCGTCGCCGGGGCCGGTGTGCCGGATGGTCCGCTCACGATATCGGCCGGTGCGGTATCCTCCATGTGCAACGTCGCCTGATCAGAAATTTCAAATCGAGGCCCGTCGCCGGTCACGCTGACGTAATCGGCGGCGTCGATGGCGATGACCGTACCGAGCGGCACGGTGCCCGAGTCGATGATCGGCCAGCCGCCGAGCTGCCCGCGACCGATCTCGTCGCGGAACGGAAACACGCCCGCGCCGGGAGCTGCCACGAGGCCCGCGCTGTTGACCTGTTGCGGGTTCATCAGCCACGCCGGGTTGCGCACGTTGCCGAGCGTGCCGGTGAGCAACGCGCCCGAGAGCGCCTTGATATCGCCGGTCAACGCGGTGAAACCGCCGCCCGCCGTCGGCGTCAGGCCCGAGACGCCGTTGAGGATCCCGGCCGGTCGAATAGTCGTCGCGGGATTCGTGTCAAGCAAGATCGCGTCGAGCGAGACCGCCGTGTCGACTTGGATGGCGTCGCGCAACAGACCTTGGATCGCCGGGATCGAGTGCTCGTCGATCTCACGCGTCCATGTCGTGATGACGGCCATCTTTTTCGGTGTGAGGGTTTGCGAGGTGAACGCACCTTGACGCACCGGGATCGGCAGACCTTCACCGACGAACGAGCCCGCGATGGTCGGCGTTCGCGAGCGGGTCGGAATGATGACTTTGCCGTTGCGGCCGAACGTCAGCGTGAGGCCCATGCCCGACAATCGCGGATACACCGATTTCGGCATGAGCGTTTGCATGAAGTCGACGACGATTTGCTGCACGAGCTCTTGCGCCCATCCGACGACGGTCGACATGGCGGGCGCGGTTGCCGCCCGCATTTGCCAATCGACGACGGCGCGCGTTGCCTCGTCGTCGCCGAACGCGGTGCGGACGATCTCGGCGACCGGCATCCGGTCGCGGTGCGCGACAATGATCGCCGCGCCAGCGCGGCAGAATATGTCGAGCGGCGAGAGCTTTTTCGTTGCGACGTTGAACGGCCGCGACGAGCTCATCGCGGTCGAGGCGTTGGCCGCCGCCGCTGTTCGCGGCGCGGTGACGAGCGCGCGCGAGCCGCCGTCGCTGCCGAGCCCGAGATGCTTTTCGCTATCGCGCAGCGACTCGAGGTTACGGTCAGCCTTGACGATCTCGGCGTTGAGCTCTTGCCGGGTTTCGAGGTCGGCGTCGGTGACGTTACTGTCGTCCGACTTGTCCAGAGTGGCCGCGAGCTTGTCGCGGGCTTCGAGCAACCGTTGCTCCGCATCCTTGATGCGTTGTGCAAGCGTTGACATGGTTTTCGACTTTCCATTACGGGAGGTTTCGGCTTGCTCGCCGTTACGCCGCACGCGGCGCGTGGTGCGTCTGTCGGCGTGCTTGCCGAACACCATTTGCAGCGTTGCGTCGGAGACGTTCAGATTCTTGGCGACCGCGAGCGCGTTCGGGTTCGCCGGGATCGAGACGAGCGACGTCTCGATGAGCTCTTGCTTGAGATACTTGAACGGGCCGAAATACGCGTCGGCCGTTTCGTCCATCGTCTTTTTTTCTATCGGCAGGAATCCGACCGATACGGCCTTGAGGATCCCGGCCTCGACGAGCTTGCGCAGCTCGTCGATCCGTTCGCTGGTGCCAGCCGGGGCGAGCTGCAAGTGACCGCGCAGCGCGCCGTTCTCGACATGCAGATCCTTCCAACTGCCAATGGGAAAACTGGAATTGTGCCCGAACAACGCTATCGGGTTGCGCTTGAAATTGCCGAGCTGCCAGCCCTCGGCCGAGATCACGTCGCCGTAGCGATCCGGCGTCTCGTCGCTCAAGACAAAATCGAGGCCGTCGGCTTTCGCCGAGGCGTGCGTCTTGCGGACGACAACGCCGTTGTTGCCGTGCCGCTCGTCCCAAATGTTTTGACAGGTATCCTCGTCGGCCTCGTCGGTGCAGCGGTCCATAAAATCCATGTAGGACTCGTCGTCGTCGGGCGGGTCGATATCGGCCATGACGTGCGCTCCAGATTTTGCGATTCAATTGTGGCGGCCCTTGCAAACAAAGGACTCGCACTCACGGAATCGGAGCTAACCCCTTGATCGATTCCGTTTCGACAACAGCGAAAATGTAATTGTGGCAGGTTTGCAAAAATAGTTTGCGTGACGGATCAATGGTGTTGACTCGCTAACCCATTGACGAAAACGCAAATCGAAAAGTCGCAAAAATTTCCGTGGTAAAATCTTTTTGTCAGTCGGGATCAGCCCGATTGATGCGGGCCGAGTTGCCCGGGTTCTTTGACAATCAAATCAGACAGGAGAACGTGCAATGGCATTCGTGCCAAAGCCATATGTGGTTTACGTCACGATCACACCGACCAAAGCAAACGGCTTGCGAGAGACCATGACAAGCCGAGTCGGACCAGCCGCCAGCATCGACGACGCAAAGCGCATCATCGCCAGCGATAAAAAGGCGATGACCGAAACCTACGGCAACATGATCGAACCGCCCGGCATCAAGGGCCGGACGTATCAGATCTTTGAAGCCAACTGGAACGACGTCACCGTGACCGCATAACGAACCGGCCCGCTGATCCGTCACGATCAGCGGGCCCCAACTCACAACAAGGAGTCTCGACAATGCAAGACACTACCGCAAAGCTCGCCGATTGCGAAACCCGCATGAGGCGTTGGCATACGCGCTTAACCCGCGCGAGCAACATGCTGCAAAAGCTCGAAC